GCCTAATCTCACACACTAATGGTACGGAAGCACGATGGTCGTTATGCTAGGTACTAATTGATTTTTCGATTAGTGTGTTTAGTGCAAAATCTGTTTCTCGCAGGTAGAGCATGGGTAAAAGCGCCGATCTGGATCTTGTGAAGTGTAGAATCGGCGAAAAGAGCAACCTGCGCACAGTTTAATGCGTTGTAGTTGTAACTCTAGTTGTTGGAGTGCTTGGGGGGTAAGTGCGGATGCAACATTGATTTGAGGAAATTCCACTTCGTCACTCTGTGATACGGACTCTGAATTGGTCCTGCAGTAAAGTGAGGCGTAAGTGGGTGGTAAAACTGGAAAGGCCTCTGGTGCTGAAGGAGCAACGCATGGAGTTGCAGTCGCAAGTGTATAGAGTATTTGGATGCGGTGTATCGTTCCTTGAAACAAGGCAGTAATCATCTCGCATGAGTGCATCTTGAAACCATTGACGGATTGACGTTGGAAAATCGGTTTGATGGAAGAAGGCACGTATGTTCGTTCGACCTTCAAAGAAGCGGAGTAATATCCTGAGCCTCCTTCTTTGATCACAAGGGCAAAACCAGACCAGGAATCGGCCGTAAGGGGTGTCCCAGACGGACCCGTTCTCAATGAGTCGACGATCCTCGCTTTGAAAAGCTCGAGATTGGAAGAGGCTGACATGGTAATTTCTAACAATAGTCAATTCGTGGTAGGGTAGGTCGAAGAAGTACATTACAATGTCAAACCTGCTAGGTAGTGGAGACACGTTGTTTGATGTCGATCTCCTCTATAATAATAGTGCCAATAATTGGGATATTTTGTGAAGTGAAACCGGTGGTGCCGGCATTCGAAATCGCCGGGCATGTATATTCGTTGGTGTTAGCGCCGATGAAGTCGTGGCCGGTGATAGAAGACCAGTCGGAATCGGCGGGTTTAGAGATAACTTCGATCGAATCGAGGTTACTCACTTTAGCGACGGCTGAGCATTGGAAGGTCCCTAAAGTAAGGGAGTTCTTTTCAAGGGTCGAAATCCTGGAACCTAAAGCGTCAGTGACGGTAAGGGCCGCATAAGTAGCGTGAATTTCACTAACGCTCGTGCTCAGTGCATCGACAGTGGTTTTCAAAGTGCTTAGTTGATTAGCAACATCCTGAATGTTAGATGACACTGTAGCTAGAGAGGAGTCAAGTTCTTTTGGAGAGACGACTCGTTGACTGAGTGCCTGCATGACAGTCGGGTCAACACTCTTAATTGTAACGGATTGAACGTTCATTTTGATTTATACCAAACCTGCAAGGAGGTCTCCAACAAGGGGAACCTTAGCTAGTAGTTTCTTTAGGAGTCCTGATAGTATGCCTTGATCGTTACAAGCAGCTGGATAACCGTGATTCATTTTGTGTGAAATCTGGGCGGCGATAGACATGGCGTATTTG